AAAATAAATCCATTTGACATTGATTACCCCGAGATGATTGCCCTGTTTGGTGAGAAAATAAAGTCCAGTTTCGGTACGGGGCCACCCATTGAAGCGGTGTGTTTTTTAAACGCCTCAAGTGCCTTTTTGCGGGACGCTGATTTAATTACAGACCGGCACATAGGGTTGCAGTTTTCATCCATCAGGCACCATCTCCACCTTTCTGTGTTTGGGATTTGGTAAAGGTCTAATAGCCTTATGCCGCATTGCTCTATCTGTTTGTCTATGGGTGTCATTTTAGCCCTCTAATAGCTCGGGGTTTTCGTGGATGTTGCCGATGATTTCGAGTGGGCCAGTTGCGTCCGTATCCGACAATTCCTTTGCCAGCCGCTTGGTCCCATAGTCGCAGACGAAACTGCCATCCTTCCATTCGACGAGAAGTGCGTTCTCTGGATGAAAAGAGTATGTCCCGCAGATATATCCACCGCCAGGATATGCCTTGTCGTGCTTCTCATTCAGGATATCCCCCTCGTAAATTCCCTTCCCGTTCTTGTCGTGGAGGCCGGTGAACTGCTCAAGAATAAAGGTCTTCTGGACGTAATCCCTCATTTCCACGGACTGGTCATCCTTGAAGAACGGAAGACCTTCGAGGTCCAATGCAATCCTACAGTCCAAACCAGACAACATGCTCCAAGTGCCTGTTCGTCGTGGAGAACAGCGATATCCTTATGCGCGTCCATCCGGTCACTGTGGTGATCACAGACTTGTTGGACGACAAACTTTTCTACGACTTGTGTCATTTTATAGTAGAGAAGTTCTTCTTCTTGACGAACTCGATCTTAGACTCGAACTTACCATCCAGCATCTCACCTTTGTGAGAGATGATGAACACGTTTGTGTCGTCGCCGAGGGTGTGGATAATCTTCATCAGGTTATCAATCCCTGCTTCGTCCAGAGAAGAGTCGAAAGTCTCGTCAAGGATCAACAGGTTGGTGCTGATAGAGTTCTTCATCTTGGCAACTTGACGCCAAGAGAACAGAAGCGCCAAGTCAATGCGCTGCTTCTCGCCTTCAGAGAAAGAGTCATACGAGAACGAGTCACGGTGACGCGAACGGATAGTCTCTTCGAACTTCTCATCAAGATCAAAGTGCACATAGAAGTCAAGGATAGACAGGTACTGATTGACCATCTTATTGATGACAGGCAGGTACTGCTTGATCACCTTGGTCTTGATACCAGTATCCTTCAACATCTCAGAGACAACAGAGTTGTATGCGGATTGGTCTGTCATCTTATTACGACCATCAATCAGTGCGTGGTATTCCTTGGTCAATACATCGAACTCGTCGTTTGCCTTTGACAAGTCAGAATGGGAGTCAGAGAGATTCTCTATCTCCGCTCTCGCCTTGTCAGCATTAGAGTTGTGGGTTTGTATGGTCTGGATATTGACTTGCACTTTCTGTAGGTTCTCTTGAACAACCATTTGCCTTTGGTTTAACTCTTCAAGGGTTTCTGTGACTTTGACTCGTTCAGATTGCACCTTAACGCTACCAGATTGTAACTCTGATGCCTTCTTCCTTGCTTCGGTGAGTTTGTTTTCCTTGAGTTCTTCGCCGATGTCTTGGTCGCACGTCGGGCAGTGGTCGTTGTTCTCATAGAACTTTGTGTCCTTTACGAGTGTTTTGATTTTAGTCTTGAATTCAGATTCATAAGAGGTCAACTGTGCAAGCATCTCGTTCGCCTCTTTGATCTTCGGGGCGATCTCGTCGCTAATGTCTGACGCCAGCGTTTGGCAATCAGCGTTCTCTTTCACGAGTCTCTCGACTTCCCGCATTGACTCTGCGATATTCTCTTCTTTCTGCTTCTTGGCAACCGAGTTCATGTTTGACATATCGCGGATGTACTTCTTCTGCGCTTCAGTCTTTGTCTCATTGATCTCGATTGAATGGTATATCTGGTTGATCTTCTCTCGGAGAACAGAGTTACGTTCTTTGAGGATAGTGTTCATCTTGGAGAACACACCGATATCCAGAAGGTCTTCGATCACGTCCCTTCGGTTCATAGCAGACAACTGCATGAACGGGATGAACGAAGAAGAACCAAGTACAACCACTTGGTGGAAGGTCTTGTGATTCAACTTCAGTATGTTCTGCTCGAGGACTTTCTGGTACTCTTTGTTATGTGAGTTCTGGTTGATCATGTTACCGTCGACATATATCTCGAACTTAACAGGTTTCAGGTCACGAACAACTTTGTATGATTTGGCGCCGATATCGAACTCAACTTCAACCCGCATACCTTTGTCGTTAATCGAGTTGATCAACTGCGCCTTTTTGATATTACGGTGCGACCTACCAAACAACCCATAGGAGATGGCGTCAAGCATAGTGGACTTACCAGCACCATTCTGTCCAACAATCAGCGTGTGGTTACATTTATTCAATGCAATCTCTGTCCAATTGTCTCCAGTGGAGAGGAAGTTCTTATATCGAATTGTATTAAACTTGATCACAATGTTTTATCCTGTATCCACTGTGCAAACTCAGCATACCCTCCAAGGAAGGTATCGTCGACCCAAATCTGAGGGAAGGTATGCGAGTGCTTGACCCTGCTGATGTCAGCGTCTGGGTTATTACAATCAACTATCTCCTTGTTGTGCTTGTCTAGTTCTACTGCTATAGACTTTGCCTTCTCACAATAACCACAGTTTGGTATACTATAGATGGTTATCATCTTCATCACACGACCTCCAATGTCTGTGCTTCAGTCATCAAGTCAAGAACTTCATTCTTGATTCTTTCTTTGTCCAACAGAGTCTCTACGTTATCAATGTATACACCAAGAAGGGTAGAGGTGTCCTCGATTTCCAGTCCATCGTCATTCACATTCTCGCCAGTGAACTCAGAGAAGTCCTCTTGTATCTTCAGGTCATAGATGTCACGCTGTTGAATGCGGTCCAAGAAACGGTCGAAGGTGAAAGTGTCAGACTTGTTGATAACAACTACCTTCACAAACTTCTTGTCAAAGACAGAAGTGTCAAACTCGCTGTAGTCATTCTTCTTGTCATCATAGTACACTTTCTGGAACAGAGTCAGAGGATTATGTACAGGTAACAGTTCCCGTGTCTCTGTATCGAGTATGTGGAAGAACTTATCATCGTGGGCATCGTTCCAGAAGAACTCCATCTGTGAACCGAGATAGTGAATGTTCTCTTGGTTAGACTTCACGTGGTAGTGCCCAGAGAGCACCAGTTCGAAACGGCGTAGGTTTTCTGTAGACATACCGTGAGTACAAGGTACACCGCGCAACATGTCAAACCCATTGAGTTCGAAGTGACCGCCTATGACATCTGCCTTACAGTTGACGAGGAAGTCATTGACCTCTTGCTCGTTGTCTTGACATATCCAAGGAACCAGACCCAACTTCAACCCATCATAGTCGAGGATGCTTGGTTCCATGACGATATTGACTTCGTTCATGTAGTGACCAAGCAACTCCTTCAAGGAGTTCAGTTCGTTGGTGTTCTTGAAATATGTATCATGGTTCCCTGGAATTATGTCCATGGTGATACCGTCAGAACGCAGTCGCTCAAGGAACACTTTACGATTGCTGTTCAGTGCCTTGAAGTTAATGTACCGACGGTGCTCATAGTAATCGCCCAAGTGGACGATGTTCCTGATGCCATGCTCGTTTAAGTAAGGGAAGAACACTTCGTTGTAGAAGCGTTCTTGGTAATCGATGAATATGTCGGATGAGTTACGGATACCCGTGTGAGTGTCATTTAGAATTGCGATCTTCAATGTTTATTCCTCAAAGAATCCAGAAAGGTCAGAGTCTGCGCGTACAGTGCGCTTGTTACCGAGTTTCTTTTTATATTCTTTGATCTTGTTATCTTTCTCTTTGACATCGTCAATACGGCGACGTAGGTTGTCAACAAAGGTCTGGACTGCCTTTGCGACTTGTGGGTCTTCATTGGGATCAACCATGAACTCTTCAAGACCAGACTCAGCAAGGAACTTCAACTTTACATCCTGCTGCTTCTTCTCTTTCTGGATACGTCGGAGAAACGCATACCAAGAGATCTGAGTGAAGTATCCGAATGCGTTGGGTTTACCCTTACGAGTGGCAGCGTCGATGTCATAGTTCTTGACTGCACGGAGGCAGTTCTCGACAGCATCCATAACCATCTCTTCACGATATGTGTACCGTACAAAGTTGGACTTGTGGGACAAACCTTCAGCGATCTTCAGGAAGCACTCGGCAACGTACCGAGGCATCATTGGAGCGGGGTTGCCTTCGCTTTCAGCGTCACGCACAGACTTGACATAGTCTACGACTGACTGAGAGAAGTCTGCGTTGTTCACATAATGTGGACGTTCACTTGGTTTCATGGTATAACCTCAATATAGAAGACTCTATTCTACTACAATTCTAGTCTTCTGTCAATAACTTCTTGCTAGACGGGAAGGAAACGACATTACCCGTCTCGGCGTCGACGCTCGGGGATTCTTCGTCAGTGCCCAGCACTTCTTGGATCGTCTCAAGAGAGTTGATGTATTGATCAATAACCTTATCAGAGGGGGTGCACAGAGACACAACAGCGAAGGGGTTTATTGACACAACCGTGTTCATGTCGGCAGTGTATGACTGGTATGGACGAAGAACATAGTACGTCTTGTTCTCTGCCTCATAGTCATCTTCATATTCCATAGGAATCATATCAAGTGCATAACTACAGATGAATGTGTCTTCGGATTTCTCAACAATAACTGCGAGTACTTCTTGGCATGTTACCAGTTTGATCTGGATAACTTTATCTCTATCTATGTTCATATGTGCACCTTGTGTAGTTCGAATTCGAACTTTTCTCTATTATACATTTTCACCCTCTCTTCTGCGTGTTTGAGGGTAAAGTTTTTCTCGTCAGAATACGATAAATCATCAGAGAGGTCAAACAACTTCGTGTCTTGCCCGTTATCGGATTTCCTCAGTCCTCTTCCGATCGACTGAAGAACCTTAACTTGAGACTTTGAAGGTGAAGCAAAAACGATATTGTGAAGATTGCGGATGTTAATGCCAGTACTGAATGTCCCAAGACTAGCAACAATAATTGCACCATTAGATCCCTCTACTATGCCACGAATCGCTTCGCGGTCTGCAACGTCAGTGCCACCATGAACATAGAAGACTTGGTTATGCTTCTCCTTGATCATCTTGTGTAGCACTTCTCCATGTTTCTCAACAAACTGGTATAGCACCAGTGTGTTGCCCTTTTGTGTCAACGCAATATTGCGTATCAACTTGTTCCTTGGTTCGTGGCCGACGAGGAAATCCACTTCCTCTTGATATGTCCGACCCTTATTAATTCTACGCACTTCTT